AGATATTATCCCTATATTCCATAAGGATTTAGCAGAACTGGCGCCGACTGGCCACGATATGCCGCGATTGGTCACGACCACCGCTAGTGGTCAAAAATCGGCTGTAAGTGAAATTGGGGATTTTGCGAAAAAGGTACTAGGCGTAGACCTAATGCCCTGGCAAAAAAATATATTGCACGGTTTAACGTCTATGGATAACAACGGCGACTACTTACACCGTGTTGGCCTTGTTTCTGTTGCGCGACAGAACGGTAAAACGGTTGCTATCGCGTCGCTTGTCGGTTGGTGGTTAACTACGCAAGGTAAAGCGCGCGGCCAGGCCCAAACGGTTATTACTGTCGCCCACAAATTAGATTTGGCTACCGCGTTGTTTACATACCTGGCGCCAATACTTGAAACCAAGTTTGGTGCCCACGTTTCTTGGTCCTATGGGCGCATGGTGCTAACAATGCCCGATAACAGCGTATGGTTTCCACGTGCGGCCACGCCTGCAGCTGGTCACGGTTACAGCGTCGACTTAGTGGTAGCCGATGAGGTTTGGGATATTAGCGAAGCCGCCATAGACGAAGGTTTACTACCGTCGCAACGTGCGCGTAAAAATCCGTTGTTTGTGATGATGTCTACAGCTGGTACGCAAGACAGTAAAGCTATGTTGCGTTGGCGTGAACAAGGGTTACGAGCTATAGATAGCGGCGAACAAACAAAACTATATTTTGCCGAATTTAGCCCCCCGCCGTCTATGGATTTAATGACACCTACCGCCTGGGCCTATGCAAACCCCGCCCTGGGCCATACCTTAGAAATGGAAGTAATCGAGGCAGAAAGCGAAGCCCCAAACCGCAACGCATTTTTACGCGCGTCGGTCAACACCTGGACAGCAACCCAAAACGGTTGGCTGGAACCTGGCGTATTTGAAGCCCTAAAAAGTGATGACCCGATACCTGCAGGCGGAATACTTGCTATCGAGGTAGACCAAGACGGCGCGCTATACGTTGGCGTTAGGGCCATACAGGTAGGGCTAAAAACGGCTGTAACCGTTGCGTTTGTTGCGGGCACACTTGCCGAAATGTGGCGCCTGGTCGAAGCCGAAATAGCCGCAGGTCCAACATTACGTTTAGCAATAACGCCAGGCCTTGAAATACATTTACCGCCAAATATGGAACGCCGTAAAACCATTGTTGGTTATCGCGAATTATTGAAATGGACTAGCCCCGTAAAAAACATGATTTTAGAAAACCGTATTTACCACCACGGCGAAAACCAGTTAATAGAACACGTTGAGCGCGCGGTACTTATTAAACACCAAGGCAGCGTAGCCCTATCGTCTACCCGTAGCCCTGGGCCTATCACGTTGGCTAGGTGCATGGTTTGGGCTGCCGCTTTAGCGTCAAAACCGCAGCTTGTCGGCAAACCCTTAGTAGTCACAATAAACCGCTAATATCGTGTTGGCACTATCCGCGACGGCTTACCTTTTCGTCGGGAAAAGAATAGACCGCTTCACCGTGGGTAGTGCCACCAAACTTTTAACAGATATGGCAGACTAAACGCATGGCGTTATTTAACAAGGTCAACAAGGCCGCTATCGGTACCACGGTTAAAGCGGCGGCTACTGGTTCAAATGTTGGCGCGTCACAACTAGACAATTTCTACGCTTTTACCCAGGGCAATAATAGGCAACGGGCCATGGCGGTCCCTTCGATAACCCGTGCGCGCGACTTGCTGGCGTCGGTCATTGGTTGCACACCGCTAAAAATGTATAACGAAATGTGGAACCCTGTTAGCCGCGAGCTTGAACAAATTGAAATTGCACCGCGCGCCTGGACACGCCAATTAGACCCTTCGCTACCAAATAGCACAACGCTTGCATGGTTATTTGACGATTTATTTTTTACGCAGAGGTGCTTTTTATACATTACCGAACGTAGTTCCGACGGCTACCCCAAGTCTTTTCAACGTATGCCTAGCGCTATGGTTACAACACAAGACCAAGCAGGCCCCGTATTTTTTGCACCGTCTAAACAAATTATGTTTAGCGGTTTACCAATTGACCACCGCGACGTCGTGCAATTCATTAGCCCGATACAAGGATTGCTATACACAAGTCCTAACGCAATTTTGACAGCGTTAAAGCTAGAGCAGGCCCGCCTACGCAATAGCAGCAGTTTGCTGCCTACGGGAACGCTTCGCCAAGTTTCAGGGGAGCCTTTAAGCGAACAAGAATTACAGCAATTGGGCCAGTCTTTTGAAGCGGCTCGACTAAATAATTCTGTAGCCGTATTAAACGAATTTGTTACTTACACCGAAACAAACAGCGACGCCAGTAAACAAATGTTAGTTGAGGCAAGCGAGTACCAATCAAAAGAAATTGCACGTTTGGCCAATTGCCCCCCATACCTTTTGGGAATTGCTAGCGGAAGTTACAGTTACCAAAACAGCACCCAGGCGCGCCAAGACTTGTATATGTTCGGCGCCAAATTGTTTATGGATTGCATAGCCGAAACCTTGTCAATGGGTAACGTATTGCCGCGCGGTACATATGTAAAATTCGATATTGAAAATTATCTTAGCGAAAGTTATTTATCGGAAAACGACACACCGTCGGAAGTAGACGAAGTAGGAGTAATGCCAAATGCTTAAATTAGTGCAACAAGAATTAACTCTAGACGCAGCAGGCCCAAACGGTATGCCACGCCGTACCTTGGCTGGCCTTGCGCTTCCGTATAACGTCGAGGCAACAGTAAACGACGGTACTAAAGTTATGTTTTTACCAGGCAGCTTAGACGCAGGCGGCAAAATGCCTAAACTTTATGTAGGGCATGACAGTATGCAGGCCGTAGGAATTTTAACCGCTTTAGTCGATACACCAGGCGGCATGATGTACGAAGCCCGCATTTCCGAAACAACACTCGGCAACGAAATTTTGGTTTTAGCCCAAGACAAAGTTTTAGACGCGGTTAGCGTTGGGGTAAATCCAACCCGATTTAGTTACGACGAAAAAGGCACAATGATTATTGAAAAAGCCGATTTTCAAGAGTTATCGCTAGTTCCCTACGGCGCTTTCCCAGGCGCGTCAGTAGACCGCGTAGCCGCGTCGCAGGGTATCCCACAAGACGAACAAGAAATAGTTAGTATAGAAACCGAAACACCTAACGAGGAGTTAGACACCATGACACAGCCAACAGAAACCCCAGCCGTTATCGAGGCCGCAAGCGTAGCCCCAATCGTTTACGCACAGCCACGTACTTTCAAATTGCCAACAGCAGGCGAATTTATCGCCGCGTCGTTGCAAGGTGGCAGCGTACTTGCAGAAATGAACGCACGTGTTCAAGCTGCAGCGCCAAATATCACCACCGCCGATACCCCAGGTATTTTGCCAGAAATTATTACAGGTAGCGTGTTTGACGGACTAAATCCAATTCGCCCTTTTGTTACCGCAATCGGCGCCCGTGCCATGCCACAAAGTGGTGCGACATTTCGCAGACCAGTCATTACAGTTCGCCCAGTTGTAACACAACAGCCAACAGGACAACTAAACGCACTTGACCCAAGCACCGTTACCGTTGCAAATAACAACGTAAACAAACTTACTTTCGGTACGTTTGTGACAATGTCCGAACAGGACCTTGACTGGACAGACCCCGCTTCAATCAACATCGTGTTGAACCAGTTAGCAATCGCCTACGGACAAGCAACAAATAATTACGCTGTAGATACTTGCCACGCTGCAATTACACAAACCAGCGCAGTTGCCGACACGTCGGACCCTGCAGACTGGATTGCCGCAATTTATGAAGGCGCCCGTCAAATTAGCGCAAGCAGCAACTACCTACCGACGCACATGGTTGTAACACCTGCAACCTGGGCTACCTTGGGTTCGTTGGTTGACAGCACAGGCCGCCCAGTAGTCCCACAAATTGGCGCTATGAACGCACCTGGCGAATTGTCGGCTGCAAACTGGAACGGCAACCCACTTGGGTTGGTTTTGGTGGTTGACAAGAACGCGCCAGGGTCATTTATCGGACACGCAGCTGGACCAGCTGCAGGCTTCGAATTTTACGAACAGCAAAAAGGCGCCATTTCTGTTGAAGTACCTAGCACATTGGGCCGCACTATTGCGTACCGTGGCTATGCAGCTTCATTTATGGCAGACGCTACAAAATTCGTTAAGTTCGTCTAACCGAAAGGCGGCTTTACCGCCATGACGCAGGTATACCAAGTAGCGCATAAAACGCTATTAAGCAACTACGCAGTTTTAGAAACGCTTACACCTAACGAAGTGTATGTAGGCGCGTCTATTGTTGTTGCAGGCGTTGACGCAACTTTTAACGGCACGTATACCGTTTTAGATGTACCCGAATACTTGTTTATTGGCGTAGATGAATACGGCGATTTACTTTTTAATTACGAGGTAGCCGTACCGTTTCAAATTCTGTACGCAAAAACAGCAAGCGACGTTACGCGCACTACAGCAACAGGCACCGTAACCCTGGGTACTATTCCGACAACGTGGATTACAGCCCAACAAGTCGAGGACTGGCTCGGAATAGGCACCGCGTCGGCGCTTGATACAACTTTTCTTACTCAATGCGCTGCAGCTGCAAACGCTTTTTGTTTTCAACGACGTTTAGAAAGCGGCTACATAGACCAAAAAGGTACAAGCCCTAGCGACAGCGTTACCTTGGGAACTATCGCCTATGGCGGTTTTCTGTATCGACAACGTGGCGCGGTAACAGATTTTGCTAGTTTTGACGGCTTACCAGCAGGCAACAGCGTTGGCTTGTCGCCAATGATTAAACAATTGCTAGGTATCCCACGCCCGCAGGTTGCCTAATGCCTGTTGCTTTTACAGACCTGTTAAACGAGGCCATAGACGACTTAGCAGCGTCGCTAACGACCATTACAGGCCTACAGGTAGTAACAGACCCCCGCAACCTTGTACCGCCTTGTGCGTTCATTGACGCGCCTACTTTTACCGTGTTTGCTAACAACGTCGTAGAAATGACTTTTCCCGTACGCATAATTACGCTGGGGCCTGGCAACCTTGACGCGCAACGGTCACTACTTAACTTGGCTAGCAAAGTGATTACCAAAAAAATTGGCGTAACCGACGGGCGCCCAACTATTGCGCTTATCGGCGGCAGCGAATTACCCGCTTACGATTTGACCATAACCCTACAAGCCCAGGCAACCGCCTAGAATAGTGACAACATGAAATACACAATTATTAGCCCACGCGTAGGTACCCCAGGCGATACATACGAACCAGTAGACGGCGTTAACGTCGACGCGCTGGTAGCAAGCGGCTTTATAGAACAATCCACCGTTAAGGCGCCAAAAGGTGCTAAAACTAAGACAGACACCAACGAGGAGTAAACACTATGGCGACAACAACTTATCTTTCATCACCGAACCTAACAATTAACAGCGTTTCATTGCAGGACCAATGCCACGGCTTGACTTTTACGCGCACAATTGAAGCGCTAGAAAGCACCGCGTTTGGTTCGGGTTCGCGTGTTTACACTGCAGGCCTTGAAAACTCGACGTTGTCTTGTGACTTGTACCTGTCGTTTGCAGCTTCCGAAACTTACGCAACACTCAAAGCACTTGTCGGCACTCAAACAACTGTTTCTTGGTCATCAAGTGCAACAAGTCCAGGCACCGCTACCAATCCAACCATGACACTAACGGGGGCTTATCTTGAAGCGCTTCCGTACGAAATGGCCCTGGGCACCCTCGGGCAACTTAGTATTACGTTCACTGGCGGGGTTTACAGCGTCGTTGAAGTTTAATTAACCGCCTGAAAAGGCCCGACACAAAAGGCAGATAATGAAACTCACATTAAAAGTAGAAACAGCAGACAACGCCTACGAAGTTGTAACCAACCTGTACGTAATTGTTATGTGGGAACGCAAATACAAACGTAAAGCGTCAGACATGGCCGCAGGTATCGGCGTCGAGGATTTAGCCTTTATGGCATACGAGGCGTCTAAGTTAAACAAAATTGTTGTACCTGCAGAATTTGACACGTTTGTAAAGAACCTAACCAACATTGAAGTAGTCGATACCGAGACCGCAAACCCCACCTAAGGGGCACCCACGGGCGCCAGTTATGCGAACTACTGGTAGCGATATCGTGGTGGCCCCCGTCGATACCTTTTGACATAGACGACCTGGCTACCGTTGTTGCTGTATTATCAGACAACAACAAACAACGAAAGTAACCGCTATGGCTGTATCAACGACAATGGACATTTACGGCGTCAAGCAAGCGATAGCAACCCTAAAAGAAATTGACCCCGAATACCGTAAAGAAATGTTAAAGCAAGTCAAAAAAGCGGGCGACCCTGTTTTAGTTGCTGCACGTTCGTTAATCCCAGGCAAACCACCGCTAAGCGGTATGGGGCGCGGAAGCCTTATTAAAGGCCGTGAAGGCACTAAATGGTCAAGCGATATGGCGGCTGCAGGATTTAAAATTATGACAAACCGAACAGGTCAAAAAGCCCGCAGCGTAAAATTTAAATCAGGCGAAATAGTCGACTTTCAAGCCCAGCCGTACCAGCTGTTAAACCTAAGACAAAAAGACGCTGCAGGCGCAATTTGGGACCATGCAGGCGCTAAAACCCGTGGCGCGTTTGTACGCAACCTGGAAGTAGGCGGGTCATTTAATCCACGTGCTAGCGAACCAGCCGTAGACATGGCGCGCCCAGCCGTCGAGGCAGTCGTGTTAGATATTATTGCGGGCGTTATGGCTGTAACAAACCGAAAATTAGAGGTTACTTATGGCAATTAACATACCGATTATTACGTCGTTTAACGGCAAGGGCGCGCAAGCCGCCATAAAAGAATTTCAAAACCTAACTAAAGCGTCAGATAAAGCGGCGTTCGCCATAAACAAAATGGCTGTACCTGCAGCCGTCGCGTTTGGTGCCATTGTTACAGGCGGTTTTAAAGCCGCCCAGGCCGCAAGTGACTTTAACGAAACGGTCAGTAAATCAGGCGTTATTTTCGGTACAGCGTCTACAGCAATTAAAAAGTTTGCCGACACCGCCGCGAGCAGTTTAGGACTATCGAAACAAGCTGCATTAGACGCAGCGGCCACTATGGGTATTTTTGGTAAGTCCGCTGGTTTAGCAGGTGACGACCTATCTAACTTTTCTATTGAAATGGTCAAACTGTCAGGCGACTTGGCTAGTTTTCATAACGCAAACCCAGCCGACGTAGCCCTAGCTTTAGGCGCCGCATTACGTGGCGAAGCCGAACCTATACGCAAATTTGGCGTACTACTCAACGACGCAGCGGTAAAAGCCCAGGCTATGAAAATGGGCCTATACGACGGAACAGGCGCGTTAAGTGCCCAAGCAAAAGTATTGGCAACTCAAAAACTTATTTTAGAACAAACCAGCGACGCCCAAGGCGATTTTGCGCGCACGTCTGAAGGCGCAGCAAACCAACAACGTATTTTAAAAGCGTCGGTAGACAACGCAAAAGTAGCAATAGGCCAGGCGTTTTTACCTGTACTCGAAGCGTCGTTACCTGTTTTAGTTCAATTTTCCACGTTATTAGGTAACAATACGGACGCGTTTGTAGCTTTTACTACGGCTGTTGCTGCAGTTTCGGGCGCAATTATTATTGCTAAAGCTGGTTTAGCATTGTGGAAAGCCGCAAGCATTATTACAACAGCCGTTAACTACGCCCTGGCAACATCATTTACCGCCGTACAAGTTGCTACAGGAATTGGCATTATTGCCGTAGTTGCAGGCGTAGCCGCGTTTGCCGCTTACACAAAAAAGATGAACGCAGCGCGCGAAGCCAGCGACAAATTAAACCAACAGGCATTAACCACGGCAGGAACTATCGGCGCTACTGGTTTTATCGGGCCACAACTAAGCGATGAACAACTAAAAAAAGCTTACGAAAACTACAACAAAGTAACCGACGCTGCAGGGGCAGCAAAAGTAGCAAACTACGATTACGCAAAATCATTAAAAGAAGGATTACTACAAGCCTTACAAGACGCTAACGGCGCGCTCGACGACGCCAAAAAAGCGTTAACAGATTACGCCGACACCGTAGCCAAAGGTCTATTAGACGCTTTTAGTTTTAAAGACGCCAAAGACGCAGGCACGGAAACAGGCGGCGGTTTTCTATCGGGTCTACGCGCCCAAGTAACAGGGATTAAAAACTACACAAACGACGTACAAAAAGCGTTAAACCTGGGATTATCCCAAGACGCATTAGCAGCCGTTTTAGCAGCTGGTAGCGACGCAGGCGCCGCAATAGCCGCCGAACTTGTAGCAGGTGGTAAAACCGCCATAGATGAAACTAACGCCCTCGTTGATAGTGCCAACATGGCAGCGCAAAAGGTAGGAATAAATGCGGGTACAGCCTGGTACCAGGCAGGCGTCGATAACGCACAAAAAACCGTTGCAGGTTTGCAAGCCGAAATAGATACGTTGACGCCAAAAATGATGCGACAAATGGACAAATTGGCAAACAAACTTAAACGAACCGTTGACATAACAGTACGAGTAAACGAGGTAGTTACCCGTGTAACAGGCGGCGTAACCAACACGCCAACAGTTGCGCCAATTTCGAGCCGTGTTAGCGCCCAATCTGCAGGCGACACATACAATATAAGCGTTTCGGGCGTTATGTCTAATGCCCAAACAGGCGAGGAAATTGTAAACAATATCCGTGCATACAACAGGTCTGCAGGCCCCGCCAATATCGCGGTTTCGTAATGGCTACGTCAGTAATTGAAAGCGGCGACTACGAACTATTTATAGACACGGGCTTTCTTGTTAACGCTTTCCATTTAGATAACTCAACGTCGGGCGTTTTAGATAACACCGAATTTGTGTTAACTGGTACTACCGAGTTTGCGCCAATGTTGCAATACTCGACAAACGTAAACATTAAGCGCGGGCGTCGTGACGTAGGCGACCAATTTAGCGCTGGCACAATGTCATTTAACTTAAACGACAGCCTGGCAGGCGGCACCCTAAACCCGCTGTATGCGTCTAGTCCATACGTGGACCCCAACGAGGAATTTACATTAGCGCCGTTACGAAAAGTGTCGTTTGGCAGATACAACAGCGTAGGTACGTTTATAGAATTATTTAAAGGTCAAATAGTTAATTACGATTATTCGTATCAGTTGGGCCAACAAAACATAGTTAGCGTCTATTGTGCCGACGATTTCTATTTACTAGCCCAAACCGCGTTAGCCGAATTTAACGTATCCGAGCAACTATCGAGCGCCCGCCTATCTGCCGTACTTGATTTACCCGAGGTTGCTTATCCAGCTTTAAGCCGTGACATTGAAACGGGAACGCAAACGCTGGGCGGGGCAGCTGCCTACACCGTGCCCGAGGGTACAAACGTAAAGGCTTATATTGACCAAATACAAGCTGCCGAGCAGGGCCGTATTTTCTTGTCGCGTACAGGCGATTTGACTAGCCAGCCGCGCGTAGGGCAAACCCTGTCGGGTAGCGTCGCGGACTTTCACGACGACGGCACAAACATACCGTATAACTCTTTAGGCATTATTTTTAACGCCGACCTAATCGTAAACAGGGCCAGTATTCAACATTTAGGCGCGTCAAGCCCCCAGGTTGCCGACGACATGGCAAGCCAAACCAAGTACCTAATTCAAAATACCAGCATTACTAACAGCCTTTTACACAACGACGCAGCGGCGTTAAGCCTAGCTAACTACCTATTGGTTGGCGAACCCGAAGCGACGTTTAACGCCGTGCAAACCGATTATTTAATGCTTACAACAGCGCAACGCGAAACCTTAGCGCTAGTCGACATTGGCGACACCATTACGATTACCAACACAATTACAGGCGGTCAGGTAGCCCAAGAGCTAGCGGTAGAGGGTATCGAAATATCGGTAAACGTCAACAGCGGCCATAGGGTTACGTTTTATACGTCGGCTACGGTTATCGTGTACCAGTTCATTTTGGATAACGCGATTTTTGGAAAACTTGATATACAAGACCCGCAACCAGTTTTAGGATAAAGTAAACACTATGGCTACACCTAACGCGTTATTTTTAAGCGGCGCAGTTTTGACCGCCGAACAGCAAAATAATTTTCCGTTTGGCTTGGTAACTTCACAAACTTTAGCAACTACTTTTACTACAACATCTGTAACCCCAGTTGACATTACTGGTTTGTCAGTTACTTTTACTGCGCTTGCGTCACGCAAATATCTTATTGTTGCAATGTTTAATGTTTTTCCAAGTGTAGTTGACACTGGCACAGTTTTTATTAACAATGGCGCTACTGCGTTAGCGGAGGGTTTTTCGATACCTAAAGTCGGTGCAATTACTACTACTAGTACAATAACAATGTTTACTATTCAAACGCCAGGCGCAGGTTCAGTTACATACAAAACGCAAGCCGCAACACAGGCTGGTACAAGTACCGTTTACGGTACAAGCACACGCGCAAGCCTTGCTGCAAGGATGTTTGTGTTGGACATTGGGACAGCATGATTATTGAAACTCCTAACCATGATGATTTTGTAAAATTGTTGCTTGAACAAAACTATTTAACAGGCTGGTCTTTATCAGGTGAAACATTAGTTTTATGGGAACATGAAGAAGAACCACCAGCACCGCTAAAACGGCCTAAAGCCAATGAAACCGCGTCTAATACTAACTAGCGTCATGCTTGCATTTGTCCTGACCGCTTGCGAAACAACACGCCAAAACGCGCCCACAAACATTTACCAATGTAAAACCGTAAGACAATGCGAGGCAACGATAAATGGCTAAGGAAAAAGCAGAAATAGAACTACTACACGCGCGTATGATTGTGTTTGTAGGTTGCACTATCGCAGTAACTTTTGCATTTACGGTTATAGGTTTTGTGTACGGACTTTTATTTATTACACAGCCTTTAGAGCAATCACCGAACGACGCGCAATTTATCGACTTGCTATCGACCCTTACCGTGTTTATGACAGGCACATTAAGCGGCCTTGTTGCAGCTAACGGCCTAAAGCGCAAACCAGCAGAGGCAACAAGTGGCACCCCAGCCCCCTAAATCTGCAGTAAAACCCGTTGTAGTACCTAAAATACAAAAACTGGTATTACCTGCCACGCTGGGCCATATAACCCCAGGCGAACTACCCGCCAATATGCTTGTAGACATAAAGCCGTTCGGCAAGCTGCACCCACGCGCCGCCAACGCATATAACGCACTACGCGCCGCCGCGTTCGCTGCAGGTATAAAACAATTTAAACCCATTTCGCAAGGCGATACGTATAGGTCTGCAGCGTTACAGACCGCGGGGTTTTTACAGCGTTACACGTTGCAACCTATCGAGGGCGCCACTACACGTACTTGGCAAAACAAAAAGTATTACCTACGCCCAGGCAACGCGCCACTAGCCGCACCTGGTAGTAGTCGACATAACTTAGGTTTGGCAGTTGATTTTGCAAACATGGCAGGCGAAACGTGGGCGTGGATGTGCGAACACGGCCCAGCGTTCGGTTGGTCATTAGAGGTCATGCCCGCCGAACCGTGGCACTGGTTTTATTATCCTGGCGACAAAATCCCCGAACCTGTAACCCAATACCTACAAGGTTTGCAGCCAGTATCACCACCTAGCGCCTAAGCGCCTACTACGGTTTTAGGACCGACGAAAAAAGGGGTATTGCATGAACTTTCTAATAGCCAAAATCTTTACGGCTGTCACTATAAGCATGACAGGGTTAGCGTTCGCCTACGACGCTCACAACGCGCCTAGCGCCCTGCCTGTAACGCCCCCCGTTACGGTCAGTTTGGCGCCTTTACCGACAACAACAACTACAACGCTTGCACCGTTAACAGATTGCCAATATGCGCTACAAGTTGCTACCCAGGTAGGTTGGCCTTTAGAGGAAATGGGCACCGTGGCGCGAATTATCTACCGCGAAAGCCACTGCCAAGCCGACGCATTTAATCCCAAGGACACGGCAGGCGGCAGCTATGGCTACTACCAAATAAACGGCTACTGGTGCCGCCCTAACACCTATTGGCCTACAGGCTGGTTACAAGCCCAAGGGATACTAGAAACGTGCGAACAACTATTTGACCCCGTCATTAACACAAAGTCCGCACTAGCCATATGGCATAATTCGGGGTACGGTCCGTGGCGCTTGCCTAACCTATGACCGAATACCCAATACCCGACCCAGGCCTAACAGAAAGCACCCGACAGATGTATACAGAAAAGTACGCCGAAACATTTAAAAACTTTGTAGACGAAGTATTTAGACCAAATTTTATACCAGCACCTAAACCCGTTGACCACTCGATATTGCTAGACGAACTGGCAATACTAAAAGAAAAGTACCTGCAGTCAGGTAGCGACGAACACCGATTTAGTGCAGCTGTTATTACTGCCGCTATGGCTGTAATCATTGGTATATGATTTGCGACTTGTGCGGGCAAACATTAAAAGAAACACCCCACAAAACAAACCCAACCAAAAAGTTATACAGCCATAAAGATTTAAAAGCCTGCACCAAACGCAAACCATTAAAGGACCCGACACCATGCAAGAAACATACGAACGGCTATACACCGAACAGCAATTAGCCGACGCAATAAGTTACGGCACAACTAACTACAACAGTTACGGCGAAGGCGCACACCCCAGCGGCGCACGTAAACAATTTGCACCTGGTCTACAAAAATATATTGACGGCGCGCTAGGCGAAATAGTGTTTGCGGACCATTTCGGCATACCAATAAACCAACAAGCCTGGGCAGTAGGTGACGTAGGCGTATATCAAATTAAGTCGACACGCTGCATAAACGACGAAATAAACCTAATAGTGCCACGCAACCAGGCAACCACTTTTAAAGCAAGCCCGTTTGTATTAGTGCAGCTGTTTGACTGTCACTACAAAATTAGGGGTTGGACATGGGGCCACCAAATACCAACGAAAACCCATTGGCTACAAAACAACGCAGACACAAGCGGCGGCGCCTATTGGGTTACAACAGACCGTTTAGAGCCAATCGAGGATTTACCTACCGTGTAACTAGCTTGTGCTACGGTACGTTTAAGAAATAAACCCGACTACAGAAAGATAACCCGACATGAACGAAAAAGTAGAAACAAATAATTTGCAACTACAAAAAGTTACATTGTTAGTTTCAATGCACGATTACGACCCCGACGATTTAGACGCTGGCGAATGGCTGTTTAACGTTTTGTCAATATGCGCCATGCCAAAAAATGAAACTGGACATTTTGCCGCTAAAGCATTTTTTAAATCGGCACAGTTATTAAAAGTAGAAAATTGCGACGTGGTGGTATCCAATGGCCTTTAACCTTGACAACTACGTAGACGTACCAACACGCCTAGCGGAAGCATTAAAGCGTTGGCCCGATTTACGCATACAAGAAACCGATAACCAAGTAATAACAATGCCTGACGGCTCGACGTTTATACGTTGCACCGTAACCGTGTGGCGCGACATCGCAGACCCAATACCAGTAGTAGCTAGTGCAGCCGAACCGTTCCCAGGCAACACGCCCTACACGAAACGCAGCGAATACATGGTAGGTATGACATCGGCTTTAGGGCGCGCCCTGGGCTATATGGGTTGCGGCGTTGCTAAATCTATTGCCAGCCGTAACGAAGTCGAAGCACGGCTAGACGGCCACGAAGCCACAATAACGCCTATGCGTACACCTAAAGAGGGCGGCGTACACGCCAGTAGTAAACAGTTATACATGATTAAAGCGCTAGCAAAAGGTAAAGGGTTAGACGACCTGGCAACGCTTGAAGCAATACAGCTGTTACTTGACGCCGACGACGTGGTAGTAGAAACCTTGACAATGGGCCAAGCGTCTAAAGTAATTGAGGCTTGGAAATCATGAGGAACCCAGGCGACGAATACGACAGACTACATGACCATATGACAGCGATAGCGCGCGAACGCGACTATGCAAACCACCAATTAGACGAAGTTAAACGCCTATTAGACGAAACAACTAAAGCGTTAGAAATATCACAAGACGAATTGTATTTAGCGCTCGAAGCCTTACGAAGGCAAATGCCATGACACGTACAGCCTGGTTAGCAATTGCGTTAATGGTGCTATGTGCCGTGCTATTGTCGCGCACCGATAAGTAACAGATTTAACAACTGGCAAGACACAAGACCGTACGCCGTTCGCATGGCGCGGGGTTAATCGACGGGAACGTCGTTAGACCGACGCGCGTTAAAACTGATACACGAAAGCAATAACGCCAAGCGTTGGGGCGGCCTGTAAACATAACCAGGCGTAATGCAAAGGTATTCGGATTGAGGCAGCCCGAAGGGTAGAGCATTACAGCATTAGGCTTTAAGAACACGCACAAACATACCTATAACAAACCGACACAAAGGACTAGCCCGACATGGAACTACAACACACAAACCCGAGGACAAGCCGCGCACGCGGCGCGTCAGTATCGTTAAGGTCATAACGTGGCAGCACACAACGGCAACAGCGAATACCTAGCAAACCGTAAACGACTATTAGCCGATAACCCTATGTGCCATTGGTGCGGACAACGCGAAGCAACAGCCGCCGACCATTTGCTTGAGCCTTTACGCGGTGGTTCACACGCGCTCGATAATTTGGTGCCCAGCTGCAAGCCATGCAACAGTAGACGCGGCCAACAATTCGGCGTACACCTACAACGCGAACGCAACGCAAACCCAACACCAGCAAGGAAAAAAGACGCAACCACTCACAGCGTTTTTTTAGACGACCCCCTACTGCC